CTGGAGCAGCCGCAACTGGAGCAGCCGCAACTGGAGCAGCCGCAACTGGAGCAGCCGCAACTGGAGCAGCAGCATCTGGGTCAACCCCGAGTGCACGCAAAGCGTCGCGGGCGCGGATGAGGCGGGCGCGCCAGGCGGCGCGGGCGGGGCCGGGGTCGCCGAGGAGGGCGTGGGCGTAGGCGCGGCGTGCAGCAGCGAGCTCGGCCTGTGCGGCGGCAATGGCATCGCCAGGAGCAGCCGCAACTGGAGCAGCCGCAACTGGAGCAGCCGCAACTGGAGCAGCCGCAACTGGAGCCGGTTCAACCCCGAGTGCACGCAGCGCGCGGTCGGCGGCGAGGAGGCGGTCGGTGGCAGCGCGGAGGGCGACGCCGGCAGGCTCGTGCTGGGCTGCGAAGGGTGGGCGGCCCTCCCCGGCTACGAGGAAGGCGTCGTTCGCGGCGCGCAGTTCGTCCCATGCAGCAGTGAGCTCGGCCTGTGCAGCGGCGGCCATTATTTACACCCCTGTAAATAATATGAAGAACGCGGGTCTCAACAGCATCCCGTCGGTCAAGGGTCAGGTGTTCAACCTGACGGTGAACCTTGTCTGCATTGCGATCTTCTATGTGTTCCTGGGCGGGCTGCTGTCGTGGTGCTTGTGGCGTGTGTTCCCCACGTTTGACGCAGACTGGGAGAAGCAATCCAATCTGTATCAACTGCTGGACGTCTCTGCAGAGATCTCCATCATCGTAGTGCTTGCGTTCTGGACGACCTACCTTGTGCATTCCTTCATTCCCGTCCTCCCTGTCAGCCAGGGACTGGAGGGCTACCTGGAGTCGTTCGGTGGACAGATGATCTTCGTCTACGCCGTGTTTGTGTTCCTGGATACGTTGGATGACAAGCTGAAGCATGTATACCATGACTTCTTTGGAACCAAGCCACCCCCCACGTAAATTTTCCTACGATAGAACAAACAAAATGCTGTGGAAGCTCCTCTTTCAGGCCGCGCTGTTCTACTTCCTGCTGCCGGGTGTGCTGGTCCGCCTCCCCCCGGGTGGCTCGACGATGACGGTCAACCTCACCCACGCGGTGGTGTTCGCCGTGGCGTCCAAGTTCCTCTGGTCTGCGATGAAGGGCAAGCTGGGCAAGTAGACGTAAACCACCCCAAGACCCAATGACAATGAAAATTCGAGGGCGATAGTCGGGTTGAGACCAACCCAGTATCGTCCAAAATGGATCCATTCTCTGCAGGAAAAGGTAGAGGTGGGCCCCATCACACAATGTCATCTTCCACCAACGCCACCATGTCGTCCACTCACCTCTTCTTCTGCATCAACACCAACTGCGAGAACACGTCCATGTCGGGGCAGCAGTGCGTAGACTGCGCCGAGTGGGCAGAGGCATGCGCCGAGCAGGCGGATTGCTCGATTGCGCTGCCGCCGCCTGTCACACACTGCGAGGACTGCGGCGCATGGTCCCAAGTGTTCCCCGACAACTGCTGCCACACCTGCCATATGCAGCGTGTGCGCAGTGCCCCCTGCGAGGGATGCCCGGGCTGCGGGCGCGAGATGTGGGGCGCCCTGCTGGGGACCAACGGGTACTGCGGACCTTGCTGGCAGCAGCGATACGGACTGCTGTCGTGCCACGGTTCCTCCTCAGTGGCGGACGAGCGGAAGGAGTGCCAGATGTGCGGGGACATGTCCGCGCCTGGCAACAGCGAAACGAGTGGCTGGGTCTGTGACGAGTGCTTCGAAGCACTCGATCATCACGAGAATTGCAACGAGACACGGGACATGTGCTGCTGCCTCCGCGCACAGCGCCGTGTGGAGGAGGTCAAGCCGCAGGACACGGGCTGCACGTGCGACGGATCCGGGCTGGTATGCCCCTCGTGCAACGTGGAGTACCACGAGAGCTGCCGCGGCTGCGGAGCATTCACGAACCTGGGGTTGGGCGACTACTGCTCAGCCTGCTACCTGCCGCCCCCGCCGGCACCTGCGTCCACGCCCCGCCACACTTCATTGGCGTCCATGCGGGCGGAGATTGCCGAGATCGAGGCTCGGTTGCTCACCAACATGACCAAGGGGCAGAAGGACGATTGGGTCTGGATTCTCCAGAACCGCCGCGCGGACCTCGCCGACGCGGAGAAGGAGATGTGGGAACAGTATGATCAGGACGACCTGAACAAGCTGGACCGCCGGTACTGAAAAACGGAACCGCTCCCCAACAAAAAATCACTTTTCAACTTGTAAGATGAACTGTACCAAGTGCTACATTTACGTGCACGATACGATCAGTCGTCCATTCGAGTGCAGCCACATCAAACATGCGCGAGCTCTGGAGCACGGCCACCACCTCTTTGCCTCAGAGCTCGTTCGCATTGCACGTGGAGACGAGGATGATACGCGATTCCTCGCTACCTTGTTCATAGAAGGAGGTGGTGTGTCCCGCACCTGCCAGCAGCGAGATCCAACTCCTCTTGCCAACCTGTGGATCCAGCACCAACTGCGGCAGATCGGCGATATCCATCAGATCCACAAGGAGCACACGCCCGCGCCGCTCCGTATTCGAATTCCAGGGAGAGTGTACCTAGACACGACACCCTCCCTTCGTCGCATCCGTATTCCCTCCTAGCTACAATGGACGAGAACCAACAGATTCGGTTCGCCTTCCAGTCGGTCGCAATTGCCATTGAGGAGATGAAGAAGCAGAAGAAGACCAAACTTTTCTACTCCCAGGTGTTTGATGCAGACATTCTCCCTCGTCCAGGGATCCTGCGAAAGCACCTCTTGGAGGTTGTGATGCTGTTGCAGGACGTGTACCGAGGACAGCTGACTGTGAGCAGAACACCCGGTGGTTTGGTTGTTCACGTAATCTAATCGCAGGTAAAGATAGATGAGCGCTGCGTCGTCAAACTCGATACAATTCTGGTATTATCCGCCAGACGTCCCGGTGCCAAAAGCGATTGCCATGGTGGAGAACTACCGACGGCAGCGTACTCTCGCCGAGACGACAGGAGCTCCTCCCCCTGCTGATCCGCGAACCTATAAGACCGTCTCTATGAAGGACCCTATCAAGATAGCGAGATTATACAGCTACGTCAGGCGCGTTCAGGCCAATGAGTTCAAGACGTTAGAACCGTACCCCTTTTTCAAGATCCACTTTGATACGGATCCGAAGTCCTATATTGCACCGGAAATGACCTACATGATCTCGGTCATGACGTCCAGATTCATAAAGGGTCTGCAAGAGGGGTCCTATCTAAACGTTGACCGAGTCCGAACCGACACCGGGATTGCGACGTTCGTGATGATGGACTACCACTACGAGAAACCTTGGTTCATAGGGTATGCTGTGAACAAGATTCACCTGTTCCCAAAGGATGAGTTCATTCTCTATGCCATCCTGAAACTTGACAACTTCATGACAAAGGTTCTTGCGAAGTACCCCGACAATAACGTCTGTTTCAAGTTCACGTTCCAAACGGCGAGCAACCGGCGGATCACAGCAGAAGATAACTCATGGACAGGTCTGAACTCAAATGGAGGGCTCCTACCCACAATCGTTATCTACACCTCGTCTGTTCCCGAGATCAATGACTTCATGCTCCGAAGTGTGATTGCACTGTTTGCAGGTCAGGAGGATACTATGGGTGCCCTGGACATGAACTATCCTCTGGACGTCTCGCCCTTCAATGCGCGGATCAGCAGTCTACTCTCATATTCGGCTGGAGACAGAGGCACTACACTCGACGCCATGATTGACGCAAAGGCGACTAGACGGGATCCTAGTTCGTACGGATATACCATTCCGAAGTGGCTCACGCACAGACAGCGGGAATGTGCGACGCTACAGGATAAGCTGAACAAAGAGACGCGGACGATTCTCGGCTTCAATGTCTGCAAGAACGGTAAGCCAATTGATCTGGCGGCATCCTGTAGGGTCAAGCCACTGACAGATGACAAGAAGTTCTGCTTCCTAGAAAAGGCAGATAATCCGTTAACCGATCCATTCCAGTTCACACGCCCTCCCGAGCCGCCTGCTCCTCATCCAGACGATGCGCAGTTCAATCTTGGATCCGGTGGTCGGCGCCGGGCAACTCGGCGGAGGAGACGTAGACGTTCTCGCAGGTCTACCCTTGGGCGATGATCTGCCGGACAATGTGGTGGTGCTGGTGCTTGACCACTTCGCCCCACGCAAGATACTCACGGAACGACAGCTCAGCAGGAGAAAAGGCGAACTTGGGATAACAGCACCGCAGTTCTTGGAATGCATTGGCTTCCTCGTTTGCATTGTGCTGCCGCAGAAACCCCAGGATCTGGTCCAACTTGGCTCTGCGCTGGTCATCGTTGAGTGCCTTGAAGTTCGTATAGAATGGCTCCATGGTTTGAAGACGTGGCGCCGGTTAAAATGGATTTGATTACCCCCCTCTAGACTGAACTCAGTCAAGATGGAGTTCATCTATGTTCTCGCTCTCACCTGCGGCAAGTACTTCGTCGGCAAGTCCAAGAATGTGGACCACACCTACGCCTACTACGACTGTGGCTTCGGCCCACAGTGGATCCAAGTCTACCAACCTCTGCGCATCGTGGAGCGCCGTCCGCTGACGGGACCCGACGATATGCTCAACACCACCCTCAAGCTCATGAAGACACACGGCATTGACTGTGTGCGCCCCTACGATTACGGCGACATGCGTCTCGCAGACGATGTAGAACGAGCCATCCGCTTCCAGCTACATGCACCTCCAGATGCATGTCTCAAGTGCCATGCGACAGGACATACGCCGAAGGACTGTGTGCACGAGGAGAACACGAGCTGGGCATGTCAGTGGTGCATCTCGGATTACCCTAACCGCTACGCCTGTGAGCAGCATGAGAAGGGATGCCGCCCGCCCAGAACACCTCTGCCCGAATCGTCGTTGTGGTGTTCTCGCTGTGGACGTCGGGAGCACGTAGCAGCAAGGTGCTATGAGACCAAGCACACGGAGGGGTGGCGTCTCCCCGTCTAAAATGGATCCGGTTCTGCCCAAGAAAAACACTTTTTAGGGTTCACCATGGCGCACCCTATCAACGCAGTTCGCTCAACTGAGCTCATCCCCGGCGAGATCTACTACGGCTTCTTCAATAGCGCACTCGACGGGAGGCCCACCTACCTTCGCGCAACCTTCACAGAATACTGGACCAATAGGGCTGGCTACCTCATGGCTCGGTTCCACAACGGATCCTACAACATGCCGAGTCTAGGCATATCGACTCCCATCCAGGCACGGGGCGACTTCCCGGACGGGAGCAGCTTCCGGATTTGGGATGACAATACGGGAGCCAACAACTTCTACAAGGCGTGCCGCTTCACGCCCAAGGAGAAGGCGGAACTCAAGACTCGGCTGTGTCTGCGTCAGCGTCGTCAGTACGAGCGGGGCCTGACGGGATCCACGCCGGAGGGCAAGTCGTTCCCGCGGGATCTTGTGCGCGAGATTGCCCTGCGCTACCTGACGGACGACCGGGTTGGGCACGTGGGGCAGTGGAAGGTGTTCCCTCGTCCGCCGATGGACTACACCAAGCTGGGCTTCTCTGCGCACACCAACGAGATGTTCCGGGATGCCGAGCAGGCCATCACAAAAGCAGACAAGTGGGAGTGGATGCGCACGGCGGATCCCGGGCGTGGTGGCTACGCAGGCTGCATCGCACCTGAGTTCCAAGCGATCACGAGGTGCATGAAGTACGACGGACACTCGGGTGGATCATTCGGGGGCACCTTCCGGACGATGCAGTACCTGGCGAAGGTGGGACGGGAGGAGTTCCGTGAGGCGTATGCGCCTGCAAAGTAGACACGGTTCTACAACACCACACTTTTTCAACGTTCAAGACAACCATGTTCACAGTCGTTGCCGCCACCATGACAAAGCACACAACGTCCCACGACATCCACGAACTCTTCACGAAGCGAATGAAGGCACTTGCTCAAGCAGGATGGGAAGCGAATGGTGTGCCCGTCTATTACCCCAACGGCATGACACAATGCATGACGCTGGGACCCGTGAGCCCCGATATGCAGGAGATACTCAAGTCAAACCAAGCAAGAGGATCACCCGTTCCCCGGGAGTTCGTCTACATGTTCGGAGGCCGTGGTCCATTCGGGGAGAAGCACTGGTATGAGTCGTGCGATGGGTAGGAGGATCGTCCAAAATGGATTTGGTTGCCCCAAAAGAATAGGCAGTTGGGGCTCTCACACGCACCACACACCAACCGCTACAATGACCACACTCACCTACAAGCAGCGCACCGCCATCAAGTCGCACTGGTCGCCGCGGGTCGCCAGGGCAATCTGCCGGTCCATTTACCCCGAATTCCGGGGCAACTACGACCAAAACCTCCACATGCTCGCAAAGCGGGCCGCCGAGACGTCCGACCCCACGCTCCTCCCGGGCAACGAGGGCTTCACATCCTACGCCCGTGAGGCACGGGAAAAGGGTGCACTGTTCCTGTGGCCCTACCACAGCACCAGTTCGCTGCTCTGCAACCCGAGCCACTACCTGTACTATATCCTCAACTGGAAGCAAGCCCAGGTGAATGCGCTCCTGTCCCCGCCTCGCCGTCTGTCCGAGCGACTGAACGCCAAGATGCTCAAGGTGGTGTTCCAGAAGCACAAGACGATCATGGAGTTTGACATGAAGGACAAGGCCGGATACCGCCGGGTCATGAACGAGTTCGTCAAGGCGAGGCTGATGCTCACGTTGCCCAACGCCAACACGTTTGAGCGTGTCGCCTACGGCTGGGACCGGTAAAATGGATTTGCCCCAACCACTAACTTATCTTTTCACCTTCAAGATGGACACCTACGAAATTGCTGTCTTCGAATACTCCGACCTCTACAACGGCGATCACAATGTGTCTCCAGACAAGGTCATCTGCGAGTTCATTGAGTACTACACTCGCTACTTCCACCCCGAGTTCGTAGAGGAAGGAGACGTGAGACTTCAGCGCGGGAGGATGTGGCTATCCTATGCAGACAATTCGGGAGGAGACAAGCCCAGGACAATCATGCTCATGGGGTCCATTACAGACGAGCTTGTTGCGAATCTCAAGGAGGCTGTAGCAAAGGTGTATATAAAGACCTGCTGGGAGTGCGAGAAGGAGATCAAGGACAAGCAACGGGCTCTGTGTGAGGAGTGCAGGGACAAGGAGTAAAATGGATTTGGATAGACCACTACTTTAACGTTTCATAGTCAAGATGGCCACCTTCTCCTCGCTTCTTGCTATCCGCACCCAGGAGTACATCTCGTCCAACGACGCTGAGATTCTGAACCAAGCCGCCACTCGGGACAAGGACCTCCTCGAGCGCATCATCAACTTTCGAGACAACAACATGACCGAGCCAGAGCGAGAGGAGAAGTCGGTTGACGACATTCTTGAAGAGATCAAGACCGACATGATGACACGAGCATTCTTCCGCAAGACCACGACGCGCCAGAACATTGGCGAGAAGACGCAGATTGAGTGGATCCAGCGCACGGTGCCCGACATCGTGAAGCTGCCGGCAAATGTTAACGGTCTCTACCTCTCGGGTGGCAAGATGTGCACGGTGCTGTCTAAGGTTGCACGTCCTGAGGATGCGACCAAGACGTTCGACACGCACTCGGCAGCAACCAACACCTACGGAGTGCTTAAGGTGACCAAGCAGCCCGGCGGCGCTCAGGACAATCAGTATGCTGACGTCAAAGCGTTCGTGCGACACATGGTGGCGTTCCTTGAGGCGAATCCAACTGCAACGGAAAAATTCAAGTTCTACTTGGATGGTGCGTATTACACACTCAGTAAGCGAACTGAGCTGGACAGCATGGTGCCTACGGCACTGAAGGAGCGCATTGTGATCACAAGCTGCGAAGCAGGTGCAGCATAATTCGGTAGGCCAACTCAAACGGGATCCGCTTACGCGCGTATTCCTTTGACTCGCGAAATGCCGGGAGGAACAGACTCCATGTACTCAACCTTTTTGATTCCACGAACTCATTGAATGCGGTCGCTAAGGCCGTCTGCTCATCAGGAGTCAGTATCCGTCCTCGAATACAGACTGTTAGATATGCACGGCTCGTATCCTTCGCAGGGTAGGTGTATGTTGGATCATACGTTAGCTTGATTCGCCCATCGTCCTTGCCAGAGTCAAGTGCCGTGAGTGTCAATCCGGTTAGTGTCTCGCCTTCTTTCAACGTTTGACCCTCCACGTGGCGGCGCACTGTGATTCCATCGGCTACTGGGAGAGTATACACGTCGCCTCCAATGATCCAATTGTCTGCCTTGCGAAGAGTGAAGGTCTTTCGTTCACCCGTGGGGCGCCGAATCCATTCAACCGTTTGGTCTGTAAGCGGTGTGCCTGAGGACACGAATGAGACAACCACGACGGTTGCAGACGTATCCGGGAACACATCTTCTTCAAAGTACTTGACCTGGGTTAGTCTGTAGTTGGACAGGAACGCATCGCGGCACGTGAAGTCCATGGCACGAGGCGACAAGAAGAACCCAACGGGGATGATCAACGTTCCCCCTGCGCATCCAACGAGTGTCATGAGGAAACACTTGTACAGATCGTTCATACTATAGCGATCAAACACCGTCTTGCTGGGTTCCTTATTGCGCGCAAGATACGGCGGATTCGTAATGACCCATGCACCCGCATAGTCCGGAGGATCGAGCAACGTATCTCGCTGCACCACCTTGGGGTGCTTAGGTTCAATATCGTAGGCCTCAACTAGAGCATCCGTGCCAATCCACTCCAATAGATCCCCCTGTCCTGCAAAGGGCTCCACAATACGCACATTCGCAGGAGGACGCGGAACACCCTCCAAGATATAGGCACTGCGGACGGTGTAGAATTGCCCCGCTGACCGCTTGGACGACATGACGGTAGCTGTTATTGCGACACGTGATTTCATTTTGCCCTTTGCAAAACGGATTTGCGGCCGCACTAGAACTGGAAAGCAGTGAAGATGGAACTCATTGCCTATTGCACCACGCTCGGATGCGCACTTCTCGGACAAGGATGCGGATGGTACTGGCTGTTCTACCGCTGCGGATGCATCGACTACGAGCAAGAGCGAGTCCATACACAACCTCCACCACCTCCACCACGCGCGCCTCCCCGAGACTACAATCCCTTTGAATCCCCAAACGGGGCTCCAAAGGATCCTCACCTGCAACCCGCTTACCGGTAGAAAATGGATCCCCACAACTCAATCACTTACCTTTTCAGCTGCAAAAATGCCATGCGTCCTGTGCCGTAATAGCGGACCCAACTGCAAGCTTGGGTGCCCAAACTACTCTACGCGGGTCCACCGCTGCAGCGTCTGCCACACCGAGGGACACAACAAGAACAACAAGCACTTCCACCCAGACCCCGTGCCCGAACCCGAGCCCGAGATCAGGGTGTGGTTCTGCCCTCATTGTAAAAAGGAGTTTCAGAGGATGATCCTCAGTATCCAGCACCGACGCAGGTGCGAGGCTTCTTAATCCCCCAAATCGGCGATCTCGTGTTCCTGTAATCCGGCTGCACGCATGGCGTCATCAAACGTGACGCCCACGGTCATAAGCAAGCGGACTAGCAGGGTCTTGACGATGTTGTGCGCATTTCGTTGCTCGATCTCGGGGGCATTGTTGCGGACGAGGGCGGCATGGTTGTTGACGGCGGCGACCCAGGTGGCGACGAGGACGGGATCGTAGTTCATTTTGCTCGGTGCACTCTCTCCAAAACTCGGCCAAAATGGATCCATTTTTGGGCTCAGCAGAGGAAGGTAGTCGTCCAAAATGCCTATCCTCTCTACCTCCGACTGTCATGAGATGTTCGCGCTCTACACCGCCACCCGCCACCAGCGCTTCGTTGCGCACTGCGTAGACATCTTCGTCAGTCGCATGATTGACGCTGTCCCGCTCAACATCAAGGAGTTGCTCATGCACACGATCCGGCACGCTGGGTCGGTCAATGACATGAGCGTAATGCTCCCGAACATCTTCGGGGAGGGCGACGTGATCACGGTTGAGGGACAGAGTTGGCCAATCTACGAGATCATCCACCATAGCAACGCGCTCAATCGGATCGCCGCAGCCATTGGCGACAACATCCGCGTCCGTCCTCACGAGGCAGACGAGAACATCTGGCTGTGTGTGGAGTATTACCCGGTTCCACTCTACGAGTACAACATGGAGGAGGAGCCGGAGTCGCCCGTGTTCCACAATCCGGAAGACGAGTATGCTGACATGCCCCCGCTGGAGGTCTAAAATGGAACTGGTTCGACTTACTTACTTACTTTTCATCATGGAGCCAATCAGTCGCAAGGAACTTCAGGAGGCAAAGGCTGCTGCAATCGAGACTGCACGTCTACACGCAATTCGTGCAGAGGAAATCAAGGGACAACTGTGGGCAGAGAGGATGCGCACTCTCGTCTGCCGTGCAGCCACGGACGGATACATGGACTATGAGTCGGACATCTCCGGACTCTCAGCCATTGCGTACACACATGCCTTCGAGACACTCAAACAGATGTTCCCAGACTCGGACGTTGAGCCGCTCGTCTACAACGATGCCACAAAGACAAAGACGATAAAGATATGGTGGGGCTAAAGAGTAATGGAGACACCACGCCCCATTCTAGATCTTGACAATCTCGAGGCATACGACTGGCCGGATATTGACTGGGACGCGATCTCAACTCAGGAACTCATTTGGGTCGCCGATATCTATCGGCAGATCCAGATAAGGTTGTTAAGTAAGCACAACATCAGTAAGGCAGTGGATACCCATGAGGATCCCGATCCGTATTCCAAGTACTACGTTTTTTACTGCATGACCTAGTAGCGACGGGAGCGTGTCTTGCGACCACGGCTGCGGCGGTACTTGCGGGTACGACGGCGACGACGACCACCGGATGCAGGAACCCGTGCAGTGTAGAACGCAACGTCTCCGGGGAGGATCGGCTGACGAGTGATCGGATTGAGCTTGGGGTTCAGTGAGTTGTAGACAACCACTGGGTAATACCGCCCGAATCCAAACTCACCGTGGAAGTCAACCATGTCCATACCATCCGTAATTGGCATCATGTGGATCGTATCATCTGTGTTGGCAGGGATATCACGCTGCGGCCACGGCCTCGGAGGGAGAGCCGGGGCAGCCGGGGCAGCTGGAGCAGGAGCCGGGGCGTAGTAAGCAACGGCAGGAGCCATTGCCAACGGGACTCCAGCAGGAGGAGGAACATACTGACCCGGAGCAGTCGGATTACCCGTGCCTGGCGGGTAGGGAAACTGGGGGAAAGGTCCCTCGGGTCCCCATACGCCACCTTGATAGACAGGCGGGGCGCCGTGGGTGAACAGAGTAGGCGGCCACACCGTCGGCGGCCCATTCATTTTTCCAACGTGCATCCAACTGACCGTGCGCACTTGTCCGGCTGCAGGACCATTGACACGAATAGTAGTCCGATTGGTCGGTCCCGGTTGCGTCCACGAATTGAACGTCCCGATATACGGTGCCGCACTTCCGTCCTGTACGCACACCTGCTCTCCAACCGCAAACTGACGAGGATCACCGGGTGCATTGTATGGGTAGACATTGGAGGGTGGGAATTCACACCCAGCTGGAAGGGCAGCGGCCATTTATCTATGACGGCGACGAGATTTACGGGACCTGAGGTCCCTTGTGGACCGACCACGGCGGTGTCTACGAGTGCGACGCCGACGACCACCATGGAAATTCCATCCCTGCAGAATGGCATAGGGTGGCTCTTCCGGCATCGGCGGTGGCGGTGGTGGAGGCGGCGGCACCGGCCCTGGCGGCATCGGCGGCAGCGGCGGCGGCACTTGCATCTTTGGACCTCTTTCCAGATAGTCAATGCCTTCACGTTTGCGCTTTCCAGCCAACCGCTGTTCATCTATCGCAATATCCATGGGCGGCGCCGCCACCGGCGGCATCCAAGGGGGTACAATCGGTGCCGGGGGCGCAACCATTGGCGGCGGAAGAACCGCTGGAGGGAGCGGTGCAATCGGCGACGGCGATGGCGGGGGCACAGCAAACCGAGCATTGGCTGCCGCGAGGGCAGCGGCAGCGGCACCGGGACCGGCGGCGACCGGTTGCAACGGCGCAATAGGCGCCGGGACCACATTGAAGCCGCCGCTAGGAGATCGAACACTCACCCACGCACCGGGACCACCGGGAGGAGGACCGCCAACATTAGGAGCAGCCATTTATCTATGACGGCGACGAGTTTTGCGGCTACGGCGGTGTCTCCGGCGATGACGTCCACCCATTGCACGACGCACATCCTCAACGCGAACCTCGTCCGCAGGGGTTCCGGGCTCCTCCGCCTCCGCCGCCTCCCTCTTGCGAGTGCGACGAGCTGCACGTTCATCCCGAGCTTCGCGCTGTGCGGCGGTCCTCGAATTGAGACCGCGCCGCATATTCCTCTCAATCCGGGCATTTGCGGCTGCAAGTTCAGCAGCGGCGTCCATTTATCTATGACGGCGACGAGATTTACGGGACCTGAGGTCCCTTGTGGACCGACCACGGCGTCTGCGAGTGCGCCGACGTCCACCCGCACTATCAAAGATCTCATGCAGCGACGCCAGTTGCTCAGAGGCATCCATCGTCTCTTCTCCGTCGTCTCCGGCGTCGGTGAAGACTGCGATCGTTTCCAACGCATCCCGCAGACGAGCAACAAACGCAACATCCGTCTTCCGTGCCCGGCTCACCTTATCCACACGTGTTGCGAGCTCCTTATCGCCCAGACTCGTTGCAAGAGCGTGTGCCTCCACGAACAGAGTTGCAGGCACGGGATCTCTCAGCTTCGAAGTCAGCCGTTCAGGAACCACTCTCTTCTTGTCGGGTGCTGCCCTCAGTTCAAGGAACTGCTGCTTCACGCCCGGGTAGGGAGCCGTGTAGCCCCACGACGTATACGTAGCCGCCGCCTTGTCCGTCAGGGGGTACAAGTAGATGAAGAAGGCTCCATCGGCAACTGCATCTGCGTGGAGTGCAGAGTGCAGAGCCCGTCCAATGCCCTTATGGTCAGGCGATTGGACACGGGTTGCACTGATCTCTGACAGGTAGACGTAGATGCGCCCGAATCGCTTCCGTGTCTCTGCCATCAACCACCCAACGATCGTGCCGTCAGGTTTCCGTGCAACGTAATGCCGAATGCGAATCACGGATTTATGGCTCTTATCGCACCCGTGGATCCACGGCAATACACGTGGATCAAAGGGAGGCGGATCACCCGTTTGCTGACTATCCGCGATTGCCGCCAAGTCCTTGATTGCGTCCAACTGCGTAGCGCAGTCATAGGGCGTCACCACGTAGGCTGCCATTACTTACGGCTGCGACGAGTTTTGCGACGGCGACCACCCTGTTGCACGTCCTTCACGTGGTAGTGAATCTCGCCTTCCTCATCGCCCTTGCCGTTGTCTCCTTCGATATTCCCCAGTCCACTATCGCTCTTGGCATGATCGAGTCTTCTACCAAGTGCCTCAATCTTCGTTTTGGCTTCATCCATACTGGAATAGACACCTATGATGGCTGCTCCATTTGCCCCTGCACTATGTGTGTCATAACTGGAGAGGACAAAGACCATTTACTTACGGCTGCGACGAGTTTTCCGGCTGCGACGCTTGGACTTGCGGGACCGACGGCGACGACCGCCGAACGCACGTTCCTCGGACGCAACGGAGAACTTTGCCTCGGTGGGGGACGCAATCAGTCCATCGGTCATGAAGTCTCCACGCTTGTCCTGCACATCACGGAAACTTGCACTGGCGCCGATCCGCTTGTCAAACGTGCCCGTCCAAGGCGGGATTCCGACCATGGATCCCATGTTGCGGGGTTGACGAGGACGAATGAGGTAGCGGGTACCCTCCTCAAGGGCAGCGGCGGGTATATCGTCTGAGGATGCCTTCTGTGAATCCGTAAGACTGTTCCAATCAGCATGAGAGGCAGCCATTTATCTATGGCTACGACGAGTTTTCCGCACACGACGCTTGGACTTGCGAGACCGACGGCGACGACCGCCCTTGACTTCGGTGATTGTATAGCTGTCATCGTCTGATTCAACCGCCCACGAATCCCAGACCTTCCCAGACGGATCCGTTAGGTTCCTGAACACAAAAATTCCCCGATCGGTATTTTCGCCAAGCGTTCCAGTCATCGGGAAAAATCTGTTCGGGAAGTGAGCGGACTCGCGAGTCCTGCCAAGCCTATACTGCTTGCCAACGACCGGATCACCGGGTTGAGGTTCCCGAAGCGGCCTGAGTGGTGGGCGCCACTCAGAAACTGGCACTACCATAGGTTGTTCTCCAGGAGGGAGCCCAGTCGCAGACATTTATCTATAGCTACGACGAATTTTAGACCGACGGGAGGCCCAAGGTCTTTCTCTTCTCAAGCGCCTTGACCACGGCCCGCTCACGCTTGCGCTGGGCCTTCTCTTCGTCCGTCATCTTCGCTCTGCGGGTCGTCTTGGGCGCCGCAGCCACTGGTTTAGCCTTGACAGTCTTTGCAGCGTTCAGCTTCTCCTTGAGACTCTTGATTTCCGCCTCAAGCGTCTCAATCTTCTTTCCAAAGCCCGTGGCCGACTTGCAGAAGTCATCCACCTTTGCACGCAGAGACATTTATCTATGCCTGCGACGATTTATACGAAATGGATTGTAGGTATCATACGAACTGGAACTCATGGAAGTTTGGCGAGACGACTATCTTAGACAGAAGTTATGAATTCCCAATTCAAATACTCGCATATCTTTTTCCAGATCTGGTCGTGCGCAATCAGGCGATCACGGGACTTCAGCAACGGAAAGAACACCTTATACTCATCCAAGTCCAGTAGCTCAAAGAACTTGTACAGGATATACGAATACGACAGGAAGTTCGTGCGGTCGTTCGGGCAATACAGCAGAAACGGCGCTTGGATCTCTTGGAACATGGCTCGGACCTTCTCCTCTATCTCGGGGGTGATGGTCGGTGGCGGATTGCCGTTCAGTCGGCTCAGAATGTGAGCACGATGCTCGTAATACTTGGACCGCCCCAGCTTCTTCAGGATCTGACGTGTATCCTCCTCGGACAGGTCTGCAATGTTGTCAATGCGCCTCTTCTTGATCTCCAGAATCACCTCGTTCATCACCTCCTCGGGAATGATCGTGCTCTCCTTCGCCTGAAACTGGTTCAGGATCTCGTTGAGGTGGTTGATCTTCTTATACGCATAGTTGTTCCGCTCCTTGGGCGGATCACGGAACGAGGGAAAGTCCGACACGACCAGCGCATACTCCTCGGATCCGCAGCTGGGGCACACCAGAATGCCCTCTGAGCTGATTTCTTCCCGAGCAACGTTGCAGGCTCCGCAGTGTTCCGTCAGCAGCTGGGTCTGGTCAGGACCGTTGCTCAACTTCATACGGGAGACATACTCATCAAAGATCTGCTTCTTGCTGGGACCCATGTCTGCGGCAGGCGCATTTGCGACAAAGAACTTCAGGAATGTGTTGGCATCTTTAGGCAGGGACGCAGGAGCATTTGCAGGGCTTGCAGTCTCCTTCCCGTAGTAGTCGAGTAAGATATCCATGTTCTTCATGTAGTACTCCTCCACCGGGTTGGCTTTGGAGAGTTCCTGTTCTATCTCGCGAATGTGCGAATCCACCTGCGAACACTTGACGATCTCCGTCAGCTCAGTAGAGGTGCTCAAGACTTCACGTTGACTTCGAAGCTCTGTCAGCTTGGCTTGTAGTTCAGTCTGCTTACCACCTGATTCACGCAGGCTCTGTACCTGCTCCTGATGGACTGAGTCCAGAGTCCCCATCGATGATCCGCTCGCCCCCGGGTCCCTCGTCTTGCGGATTCTGAAGACGTCCATTTGTAAACTCTTCGGTTTGCTTCCTGAAGACCGGATTAGAAAACATGCAAGGACGTTGCCTCTTCAGGTTCCAGAATGTCTTCTCGTACGGGAGCCCGAACTTCTGCACGATATAGGTCAGTGCCAGGAACGCAGACCGGTTGATTCCACACTGGCAGTGGACAAACACCGTCCCGTTGCCCTCTCGCAGAAAGGCAGAGAGCGTTGCCTCGAACTGAGGATACCAGTCCAGGATGTTCGTTTCCAGTGAATCGGTTGCATTCATGCACGCATAGCGGGTCGGATATGCCTTGCGAAACCATTCAGGGGAGTGCTCTGGAAAGGCGCAGTTAATGACGTGTGTGATGCTGTTGCGACGGAAAAAGGAAGGTGTGAGCATTTCACCGGCACCCACAAGGATGCGGGAATAGAACCACGCCGGTTGCTCAAATAGATACCTCGGTCGGAGGAACTGCATACTACTAAGATGCGACAACTGTTTAACTACCACGACGTAGCCTTCTCGTGGCGCCTCTCCTCCAAGTCATCGGCCACGGGGATCTTCACGACATGAACGTCGGATTTCACGGGCGGCTTGAACTCCAGGTAGATGTTGATGTTCTGTCCATCATTGTAGTAGGTCGCAACCACATACTGTCCACAGGCTGCCGCAAGATTCTCGAGAACATCATACTCATTGATGACATCCTCTACACTGTGGGTTGCGGTGCCATACTGCTGCTTCTCGTGCAGCTGATACAGCAGGAAGTAGGCTGGACGCTTGGAATAGATCGCATCCCAGAATCGCATCTTGAGATTCGCGTTCTGGGCGGCATGTACCAGAGTCTTGAAGAGGTGATCGGCATACTTGGTGTCGTCGTCCTTGCGACAAGTTGCAGCGCGGAGGATGTTAGCAACGTCCGCGTTGGAAAGGATGGTAGTCTGCATCATTTTGGGTTACAATTCAAGCATTGTCTAAGATACATCCATTTTAGGGTCAACCCAGAAAACTCAGCAGGAAGACGTTGAGCAGATGAGACAGGACGACTGCCGCTGCACCAAGGACACCGGCACCCTGCCAGGACACGACACCACCCGACGTGTAGGCATTCGGGATGTAGCGGAGCAGGAGATCACGGGGCGCCGAGAGCGACAGGACGACCGTGGCCAGGAAGAAGGAGATATACAGGGTCAGATTCGCCCACATCATGCGCATCATCGGCAGCGACGGCTTGAACGATGGCGACATCTGGGTGCGCTGGATGTGATCCGATCCGGACACACCTGCCATAGGCGGCATCGATTGCGGAAGTCCAGGCGAGGGCAGGAGGGCGTCAAGCGAAGTCTGGTCGTCCATTGTTTATGAAGGAGACACGATTTCACACGTTGCATCTTCCACGCGGTACTTGTAGCACTTGCCATCCACCTTGACCGTCTTCGAATTCACATCGTCCAGAGGCACCCCGAGCACCCGATAGGTGGCGTAGTCTCGGTGAAACAGCAGGACGGAGATGCCCAATCCAATAACGAAGGAGAAGAAGGGACTTGCACGTTCGATCGCCTTGGTGAAGTCAAGCATTACTTCTTGCCGAGACTTGCGAGTAGGTTGAACGAATCAGCCTCCTCCCCACACGGTACCTCAATTGCATGGGTGCGGACGCAGCCCGTATCCGTGTGGAAGACATCGGTATCGTGCGGCGACGGCACGGCGATCTGTTTGCGTGTGGGCGGAACCACGATACATGCAATGAGCATCCCCACAATGACACCCGCCGAGATCCACTGGAGTTGGAACATTATGTCATAGGGACGACTTTATTGGAGTCCATGTACTTGAAGGCAACCAGCGCAATTGGAGTCATCACCAGCCCGGAATAAGGTATGACGATCGCAATCGCAGTCAGAATATAGGCGGTGATGAGGTGTCCAGACATGACCAACATCCGATACGTGATGGCAATGCTGAAGATATACAGCGTAGTTCCCACGATCCCGCCAACCACTGAAAGCACACTCAAGGCAGACCCTGATATCGTGGGCATCTTCATCGTGGGCGCCTCTCCGAACTTGACTGCCTGTCCATCCGGAATCGCAACTGTCTTTTGAGCACCCGTTGCCGAATCCGTGTAGGTCAATGTCAGCCGACGACCCGTGACGACATTCGCCGACGACTGGGCAGTCGCAACCTTCTCCTGCAGCAAGTTGGACTCCAGCTGGTTCTTCTGAAAGTCAATGCACTTCTGATCCGACGCAGATCCGCAGATGGTCGTGGCCTTCTTGGCAATATCATCCTTCTCCGAGTCCGACAAGGCAACCGTGCTCGTGGTGCCCATCAAATCAATGGCAGGAACCAAGCTGTTGTTCGCCACCGTGTCCAGATAACCCGCAGCTGCCTGTTTCTGCAGGATGGATGTGATATCGGTTGCGGCGTTTTCGTCGCCCCACGTGGCTTGGTTGATCACAATACCCATTGTTAGTTAGCAAACACGAAATTCGCAAGACCAGAGACGATGCGCAGAAAGTTGACCGACTCCACGTAGACGCCGAGATTGTAGGTGTAGGCGAAGATCACGTTATCGCCATTGGTATTCACAACCACGGGCGTCACGAAGGGGTAGAGCGGGAGTCCAGTCACGGGATCACGGAGTGCGCACTGAGCAGCCGTAATGTAGACTGGGTTCGGGCTGTTCACGGTGGACGTGATTGCGAACAGAGTCTGCTGCGATGCGACACCCGCCGTCGTCACCAGAGGCTGCTGCAGAGTCAGACGCAGAACCACCTTGTTGAACAAACTGCCGTTGATGGCACCGCTCGGCTGGTAGAGGTCGTTGTTCAGAGCAAACGAGTACATGTAGACGCCCGGGAGCTTGGGAGCATCACCCGTCGTGTGCTTGTACATCTGCAGAAGCGAAAAGTAGGATGTGGGCTTCACAGAGAACCGCTCCTTACCGTCCAGCAGGAGTTGCCCATTGGTGATCGGGTCGCGGGGATACACGGACGAGATCTGCAGCTGACCGCTCGAGTACAGGAACGTCTGCGTCTCTGTGGAATTCGTTGTGGACGAAAAGGCATCATTCGCAGTTCCCGTTGTCGTGAACGGAGCACGGTCAGGATTGTCCCAATTGGTGTAATTGTCCCAGTCGTTTGCCAGGATCTTGTCCGATCGCTGCGAGGTCCACACTACGCGGGTGACTAGATTGAAGAAGGGGATCAACACATCTGAGTTTCCGCCATACTGTCCTGGATTGTTGGTATATGTCACTGTCTTGACCAAGAACGTCTGATCTGCAGAGGCCAATTGAGCCATCTCCATCTCTGTCAGGTAGATGAAGTTGCCCTCTAGGTACGGATCCGGAAAGAAGGTCGTCAGAGTCGAATTTGTAGGGCTACCATCAAGCGCCGGAGGACTCAGGAAACGACCGATCGAATCGTAGGGGGCCGTCGGGGCAGACGGATTGTAGCCCTTGTTCGACGACCGAACACGAGTTCCATACGTGGCGGTATTGAGGGGATTCACATCAATCACGGTGTAGAGCTGATTCAGGGGGCGAAAGGCGACATTGATAAAGACGTCCGAGTTCTGCATGGACACCAGTGGAAGCGCCATACCCGGATTCTCGCAGAACCAAAAGTGAAGAGGAATGACCAGCTGACGAGAGCGGATAGAAGGCTCGGGCGTCTTGGTGTTGGGGATACCGCCTGGCTGATTCAGGGGTGTCACTGCATGAGGATACTGTCCCATGCGGTCATAAGCATTTGCGGGATCCGTGATCTCAGGAACATTACCTACCATCTGATCTACCAACTTGCGCTTGTTGGGGTCATGCGTCAGGTACGAGTAGAACTTGAGCCACTCACCTGTGAGCCGCTGGAGCACCTGACCGTTCGCCGTGATCTCCACGTGATCAATCAGGTTGTATCCAATGTTATCAATCCACCGAAACTCGTAGCCGATCGAGTTGGAGCGAGAGTCATATCCAGTGGGGGGTGCCGAGGTTCCAAGGGAACACAGGGGCGACCAGATATCTGGCAGGGTGATCACAAGATAGGTATCGTGCAGCAACTGAGCATAGCGGTCAATCCGGCACGGAATCGTCCGTGTCGTTGTCTGGTCGAACCCCAAGTCGGAACTCGTAAAGGTCATTCGGATTGACTCCATAGCAAAGTTTGTGTGTCGCCGGTAGACGGCTCGGAAATGCGTCATGGACGGGCTTCCATTGACGAGTTCGTTCTGGGCTCCAATTGCCACCAACTGAAGTAGACCGCCAGGCATATTGTATCTAATGGATATGATTGTTTAGATTGATTACAGTGCCGTGATAGTGATGTAGCCTGCTCCGCCGTTGGTAACTGCAATAGTTCCGCCAAACGAGCCACCTCCGCCACCGGCGTAGCTAGCGCCGTTACCCGCGCCGCCGCCACCGCAGTAGCCGCCGCCACCGGCAAGTCGGTTCTCTGGGAGTCCTCCGCTTCCTCCTCCTCCGAACCCACCGTCGGGCGACGTTCCCCAGCCCTTGGGGGCGCCCGCTCCACCATTGAGAAACGATTTTCCTCCGTCGCCAGCGTTGGCGCCACTGTTCGTCAGGTTGGCGTCTTGACCGTCGTCTAAGAATCCTGCGCCTCCTCCACCGTATCCATTCTGTCTGTACGCTAGACCGCCGGTGAACCCGGCGGTCGGTGTGCCCCCGGACATGCCAGGTGAGCCGCCATCGGTTGTAGTCGTTGCATTCGCCGATGCCGCGTCAGGGGCGACAGTATCGTAACCGCCAGTACCACCGGCTGCCATGATACACGTTGCCGAAGATATTCCTCCTACTCCCGTCGATCCCGGATATGCGACAAACGTGCCGCCGCTACCGCCGTAGGTGCCCGCGGCACTAAGAGTTCCAGGTTGACCGACGAGAAGCAGAAGCTTCTGTCCCCGCGCCAACTTATACATCCCCGTAACAACCGCTGCTTTCGGCGCGGGGTCTGGCGATGCTCCGGCAATGGCAAACTGGTAAAGGCCTGATTTAGGAACCGTCCAGACCTGTATACCGTCATATCCAGAATACATATTGAGGAAATTATTGTTCGCCGTCCAAGAAGATTGTGCAAGATAGGTAGAATATGCCCTGACAGTCGCAAGTGAAGGACCAAGGCGCCCAGTTGTAGTCGCCGCCGAGAAGGTAAACGAGGTGAAATCATATAGAGGTAGAGGCGGTATTACATAGCACCAATCAATAACTGGGCGCACTCCCTGTGTCACATATGCCGGTCCCGGGACTGATCCCGGAGCCAAGCTCAGGTTCTGCGGATAGGGTACTTTGTCATACTTGCTCACACCATTGGCAACGGTGGACAGATACACATAGTTGTATCTGCGATGGGCTGGTTGCGGCGAGGATCCGATCTGACACGAAACGACCTGACGTTTTATCTGAGTCAGATAATCCTGTGCAGAGTTGATTTGCATCTTTGTATAGTGTGGAGAAACGCAGATTAGACAGGTGCTGCGGTCTTATATGGGTGCCCAGCAGGTAAGTTCGCCTGGAGACCCCACTTCCAGGCGAGGTAGCCTTCGACCTTCTGACGTTCGGGGATACTGAGAACGGTATTGTACATGACCAGCTCGGATACGGTAGTTGGACCAATCAAGAGAAACTGATTAATCACGCTGTTCGCTGCAAACGGATAGACTGTATTCGTTGTGTAGGTCGTAGCTCCGTTCATTGCGCTTCCCATCGTTGATCCATCGTTGTAGGATGTGAATAGGAACGTTGTGTCGCCGTTATACGGTGCAAAACTACCAATCCAGTCAGATGCCAAGGTGAAGTGGCGAACACCGAATGCTTGACCCAAATACTGAAATGGACGGTATGCTTCATTCTTCGTTGTTCCAAGCTGTAGAACTGAATTCGCCAACGTATATACCGGCATGTACGCGACCATGAAGAAGGTGTTCTGCTTATTGTTCTGGAAGGTGTCAATGTACGATCCTCCGGCTTGATAGGGACCCCCGGAGAGGTACGCAGTATTGTTTGAAAAGACCAATGCAGGACGTCCATTGAGCCCGGTGTTGCTATAGGAGACGAGACCATTGGGTGCGGTCATGTTCGTAAGGTTTCCCGTCCTATCGAACCATGATGTCATTGCAGTCCCGTTCGCAGGTTGTGTACCCGTGCCGAGTGGATCGGTTGCGTCCATCCACATCGCAAGACCTGTTATCCCTGCCGGGTTGAATCCTGCCGCTGCAGCTGACCCGCCACCACCACTCGCCGGGGGCGTCACGCCGTTAATGACCACTGCACTGGTCGTGGGCGACGCCAAGGCACCTACCTGTGAGGTGCGGACTACGGCGCCCAAACCAGGTTTCGCCACGGAGACTCCGCCCGATTTGGATGCCTTGGCAGCTGCTCCAGCTGGAACGTACTGCGCGGCAGCCTTGACGAAGGAAGTAAAGTCTGACCCAGATGGGCGCAGGACTGGCATTATGGTTTACGGAGAGAAAAGACTAAGAACACAATGCGATTTGTTCTTATCAGTACGCACGTAGATCAGACGACGGGATACTCCAAGGTGGTGTACAATCTGCTGAAGCAGCTCGCGAAGCTCACCACGTCGGGTGTGAAGACGTATCACTTTGGGTTTCAGCGTCATCCATCGCATGGCAATATTCGATCGGTGCCGACGGGTGTTATTGCCTATGATGCAGTGGCAAACGAGGATCCGAAGGAGGAGGGCTTTGGCTTCAACAAGATCCACGAGTACCTGGAGATGGTGAACCCGGATGTGGTCATGATCTACAATGATCCTCTGATTATCCACCGCTTCATGGACGCGATGAAGTATGACAAGGCGACGTCGCCGTACAAGCTGTGGCTGTACGTGGATCAGGTCTATGAGGGCATTGCGCCGCCGCTGCTGGAGACCATTCGCAAGAACGCCGACCGCGTCTACTGCTTCACAAAGTATTGGGCAGATGTGTATTCCAAGTACGATGCCTTTCCGGATGTGCGGGTTCTCGAGAATGCAGTGGACACGACCATGTTTTCCAAGCTGCCGGACGTGCTGCGTGGTAATATCCGCGCAACCATGAATCTGCCGTTCAATGCGGTTCTGATGGTCAATGCCAATCGCAACAGTCAGCGGAAGCGGTTGGATCTCTCGATCATGGGATTCGTGGAGTTGATTGCCCGTAATCCCGAGAAGCCGTATTACTACATGATCGTCACGGGAATGAATGCACAGCAGGGAGCGTATTACGATGTCAGCCGCATCTTTGCAATGGAGATCCAGCGTCGTGGACTTAACGCCGAAGACTTTGCCAAGCGTCTGATGCTCGTGGACACGGCAGCCAAGCCGGTTCCTGACTCGGCGATCAATGAGATCTACAATGCAGCAGACATTGGCGTGAACACCTCGGATGGGGAGGGATTCGGGCTCTGTCAGATTGAGCACCTGTATACGGGCGCTCCGCAGATTGTGACGGACATTGGTACCTACCGTGCCTTCATGGACGAGTCCGTGTGTGGATTCGTGCCTCCGGGCGATCGTGTCTACTTCTCAGGCACAATGCCCCTTGGACTGTGGGCACCGTCCTTCAGCTACAAGGATCTTGCGGACACGATGGAGTCGATGATTGCAAAGCTACCTGCCTACAAGAAGGCAGCTGCCGAGTACACGTTCAAGACCTGGGACGAGGTGTGTACTTCGTGGTTGGAGGACGTCAAAGCGGAGGCAGGAAGCGGATCGAAGTAGACGACACCATCATGCCCATGCGGATCAGTCGCTGGTGATCATCCCACGCCGGTCCATCAAACACCTCCTTCGTATCGGGATCAATGATCAGTGAGATTCCACGAATGAGCACCTTTTGCAGACGGCGGTGCTTCTTGGACGTATTGCGCAGCACGGTGGCGTCCAGATCTTCATTCTTGATATTCGGCTTGAACGCCAGATCCTCACCCGTAGCCGTCGTGTCGAATCGCATACAGGACACCTGAGGGCGCTCACGAGAGTGGAGCTTCCGGTGAATCTCGCAATCAATCGCCGACTCCTTCAGCAACAATGACATGCGCTGCCCAATGCGTTCCTTTTCGAAAGCCGTTTCGTAAAGGTATTCATCTGTAGACATGAACGTCTCCACCGGATCTCCCTCATACCGCTTAATGGTCATGTCATTGCGACGGATCGCCACAATGTTCGGGTACTCTGCCGACTTCATCTGATCCTGCGTGAAGACTGAGATGTAGAAGCTCACCTTGACCGTGCGATCCTCCATCGGCAGAGTTGCGTGGGAGCAGATACGAATAGCACGACCGATAACCTGATCGTGACGAGCCGGTGTCCAGTGCGGCTCCATGATGTGGACGTGGCGCACGTTATTGAGCGTGATACCTTCAGCGCCCGACGCCGATGCCATCAGGATGTTCAGGATCTTCTTGCCACGCTTCTCCACGCTCTCCTTCAGAGACGCAGGGAAGTTCTTGGAGTAGACGCCGTTGAAGATCTGGCGGGTCAGATCACGCTCCTCCTCCTTCTCCTCGCCCGTGTAGAACGTATAGGCAGGGCGATCATCCATATCCGGATCCTCCACCCACTGGTTGGCAACGTGAGACAGCTTGTAGCGCTGCCACCCCGCATGTTCCAGTACTGCAGAGAGCACACCCAGACCTTCCAGTGATCGGTACTGCGAATACACGAACTGGTTGCCGTCCTTGGACTTCTTGATGTTCTTCAGGATCCGAAGCATCTTGGGGCTGAAGGTCTCCAGTCCCTTCTCGGACAGGAAGCGATCCGGAGCAGCCAACAGCTTCTTGATGACCACGTCGCTGTCTTCCTTCGAGGGCTTCTTGGTCTCGGAGGGCGCATCTGCCTCGGTCTCCTTCACCGTCAAGTCAGGCGGCAGCGCATAGTCGCACACGAGACGAGTCGGCACACGGAACGTGCTCAGGTTCTCATTCAACTTGCTCTTGCCGCGCTTGGAATCAATCTTCATCTCAATCCAGCGGACTTCCAGGTAGCGTGTGAACTGTTCATTGGACATGGGCACCTTCTCCAGCGTATCCTCCAGCTCAATGCGCTTGGGCAACAGGCGCTCGTCGGCACCCTTGAAGTAGGACACCAAGCCCTGAATGCGGCGCCGGAACAGCATGGGGTTCTTCACGTTCAACCCATCAATGAAGAGATTGGCGAACTCATCGTAGTCGGTGGGTAGACACTGGAACTCTTCGGTCGTCACACGCTCCGTCGCAACTTCACCTCCACCCACATCCGTCTCCAGCTTCGTCTTGATGGACGCAACCCAGTCGGCTGCCTGGGGGATATACGCCATGTCCTTCATGTACTGCACTGCAATGCGATCACCCTCGCCGTTATACGTGGACCGGAACTGGGGCGGGTTGCGAGTGATCATGACCTGCTTCTTCAGCGTATTGAACTCAATCGTATCCACCTCGGGGAGACCACGCAGAGCCTTGGTGATCTTCTCTTCATCCCATGTGGGAATGGTCTTGAAGGGGATCGTGATGCGCTCAATGGGTCCACGCAGCAGGTTCATCATGTAGGCGATTTCGTTGGGAGAGTTGATGATCGGTGTGCCGGACAGGAGCACAATCTTGCAGCGCTTGGCATGGTAGATGGCGTCATACAGCTTGGACGTGATCTCAGACTCGTTGATCACACGGGAGATCAAGTTGTGAGCCTCATCCACAATCACCACTGAATCATCATACATGCCCTCCTTCGTATACTCCGGAATACTGGCACGTGTCAAGCCGTTGTAGCGCACAAAGTTGAAGCGCTGATCCAGAATGTCCTTGATCTGTTCCCGAATGGCTGCCTTGTCCTGCGTCGCCAGGCTCTCAAAGTTCGGCTCCTGACTGGGTGCGGTCACAAAGATCCGGTTGTGCTTGTCCATGAAGGCATCCGAAATACCCAGCTTCTTTCCCGCCTTGCGCACGGTATCCGACATCTGCCGCACCGTCCAGTGGTTCTCCACGGCGTAGATCGGGTCGCCGCACTTCTGCAACTCCTCCCGAAAGTTCGGCTCCAGCGATGCCGGCACCATCACAAAGACCTTGTTCGTGGTCAGAAGCGACTCTGCCACTGCAATAGACGAGCACGTCTTGCCCGAACCCAGTCCATGATACACCAGGATCCCCCGATACGGCGTCTCGATCTTCAGGTAGTCCCGAATGATCTTCTGATAGGGAAACAGCTCTCGCCCTGTGCCGGTACGCTTGGTGCACAGATCAATGTTCTTATCCTCCTCGTCCAGTGGGTCCTTGTCCTTGGACCGGTAGTCTGACTTGATGAAGAGACGTGTGATGGCATCTGAGAATGCCTTGCGATTCGGGAGTATATACTCCTGACTCATTGTTCTCTAGTGAACAAACAAACTGGAAACATATTCCCCGTGAGAACTAATGGGGAGTGCACGACAGAACCACCGTATGGTCATGGTGACAATCTATCTGTTCCTGATGGCAGGATTCCTCTACCTGAAGCCGTCCGTCGCCTTTGGGCGTGAAGGACGGATCCGCCCGTTTGGGGCTACGGATCGGGAAGCCACGGTCTTCCCTCTGTGGTGGTGGGTGTTCGTGATGAGCGCTACAGCCTACTGCTTGACCGTCTACCTCGCTGGATTCCGGTTCACTTCCTAAGGTAATTGTAATAACAGGCAACCACGGGGAAGTACACGTGCTCGTGCTGGAATCGCAGGTAAATGTCCTCAATGAACAGTCCATCGGCAACGTAGCTGGTCTCATCAAAGTCCCTCGCCATACGGATGGGCACGACGTACTGTGCCGTATCAATCTTGCGGAGCCGAGGAGTGTCGCCCTTGAAGATACCGCCCGGTGTGGACACGAACCCATCCCAGCGCTGCTGGTCGAATGTGTAGAACTGGTCGTCAGCAAAGTCAGGCACGAGCGTCCAAAAATCAGGATGCATGATCGTATCGTCATCCAAAAAGTAGATGAGTCCGTACTTTACGTGGCGCATCCCCGCATTGCGCTGGGCATGTCCCGCACAGCCTCGAGGCGGGGTCGGATGGCTGATCTCGAGGATCTTTGGGTGATCATACACTGCCTTTGGCTCCTTGGAATCGTGTACAATGATCCACCGCTGGATAAGGTCAAAATTGATCGATGCTCGGAGTGTATCCAAGTTCTCTGGGCGAGAGCAGGGGGTGATGATGGTCAGCATTGCGGTATTGCGTCTGTTGCATCTAGACAGTTTCAAAGGTCTTGACAACCGACCGAAGCTCCTGGATCATGGCACCTCGCTGCACGTGGTGGGGACGGACCAGACCCGCACACTCATCAAACGTCTTCCACGCAATGCCCGAGATCTCTCGGCGCTGCATGGGGGTGAAGCGCTGGGTCAGATTGATCGTCTCGGGGTTCTTCAGGAGCGCCACAAAGTAGATGTGGCGATACACGATGCCGTTCAGTCCTTCGAACGTCTCCTCTAGCCGGATGTTCTTCAGGACCACGTACGAATCCCGTGAGATATTGGTCTCCTCGCCAAACTCCCGAATCGCACAGTCGACATCGCTCTCTCCACGTATTCTTCGTCCCTTTGGGAACCCCCACTCGGGTTCTTCGTACGCAGAGGGATTGTTCGCGACCAGAGTTGCACGATCCAGCTGGTTGAACCTGGTCTGCGACACGGTATACTCTCCATTCATGTGGTCCTCTCCCCACAAGGATGCCCATGTCTCCTCGAACGTCAGCATCGAAATCATCTGCTGCTCTGCAATGGTCATGTTTCCAATCAAGCGCCCAACGTACTCCGTGTTGGTCGGATCATACTTTCCACGCATGAACTCTGCAAAGCTCATGCTGTCCTTCCGCCGAATCATCAAGAGGTTCGTCTCTTCAGGAGAAACGGGAAGACGTGGGCTCGTGAGCAGGATAATCCCACACGATAGCACTGGGTCCTTGCATGACCTAAACAAGTGCCCCTTCGTCCCACAGTTGTTACAATACATTGCAGTTGGTGTTCGTAGTGGAGAGTCTATCCGTTTTTCCATTGTGTCTTACCGCAACTTCCTTTGTAAGTGATACATAAATGGCTACCCTAGGAATGCCCTCTATGGCGCCCATGGCGTCGGCGGCGACTACGGGGTTCAATGCACTGCACGTGATTGCAAAGTCGATCATCGTACTCGTTGGGTTCGTGATTATTCTCTTTGCAGCGCTCTTTGTCTACAACCTGGTTGCACCGGCGGGTAGCAAGACGGCTGCAGATATCATCACATCCAAGACGGCAGCGGATCAGGCACCCTTGCCACTGAATGGAAAGACGGTGACCACGCTTCCGGGTTCGTCGGCACCCCTCACGAACGGTGCGGACAATGGTGTACAGTTCTGGATGTTCATCAAGGACTGGGACTACCAGTTCGGGAGCAAGAAGAGTGTTCTGTATCGCAAGGATTCCACGAACTCTGCCTACAAGAACCCGGACATTTCCCTACACCCGACGGACAATAGCCTGGATGTGACGGTCTCCATCTACCCTACGGATGAGAGCGACACGTCGTCAACGGGCGACAAGTTCACGTGCACGGTGGAGAATGTGCCTCTGCAGACGTGGTTCTCAGTCTCCGTCACGGTGTTCCAGCGCAACCTGGACATCTACATCAACGGCAAGTTGGTGAAGTCGTGCGTCCTTCCGGGTGTGCCTCGCCCTGCAGCCGGTGATATCGTGGTGGGCAACGGAGGCGGCTTCTCTGGTTCGATCTGCAACGTCCACTCCTACCCCTCCATGCTTGGGCCGTCGGATGCGGCGGCGTTCTTCTCGGCTGGAACCAATTGCGCCTCGTTCGCCCAGCCGGGAACCACGGACACGTCGTCCGGAACCAAGATGACATTGTTCGGATACACGTTCACGTTTGACATCAAGGACAGCTCGGGTAAGGTTGTTCAAAGTTCCTCCTTCTAAACTATAATGCGAATCCTACTCAAGTGCACAACTCGCTCTAGACCCGCTCAGTTCCTCTCCGTCCTCCAGAAATACGTCTCTCTTGCAAATCGCCTGGATCTACTGGGCGTCTGCGTTACGTGTGATCTGGACGATGCGTCCATGGTCTCCGGCGACGTTCAACATGCAATCAAGAACATCACCCACGCAGTTGCCTGGTCAGAGATCTACTACGGCAACAGTGGAGGCAAGATTGAAGCAATAAATGCGAACATTCAGTCTGTCCCCTGGGCATGGGACATTATAGTCATTGTCTCGGACGACATGGTTCCCCAGATCAAGGGATACGATGACGTTCTGCGATCGCATATGATGGCAAACTATGCCGATACGAATGGCATTCTGTGGGTCAATGATGGTACACAGGGCGACAAGCTGAACACGATCTCCATCATGGGACGAGCAATGTACACGTCCTTTGGGTATATCTATCATCCCAGCTACGTGAGTCTCTATTGCGATACGGAGTTCACGGATCTGTGCAAGGGATCGTTGGCATCCAAGTGCACGTATATTCCCTACGTTCTGATTCGGCACGAGCACCCGGGAACAGGCTTCCCAGAGCGGAACGATGCACTCTACGCGCGGAACCAGCGGTATTGGGGTCTCGACATGAACACCTACATCTCTCGCAAACCCTACGAGTATGACTGGAGTATCCTGATTGCGACTATTCCTGGACGCGAACTATCTCTGCAGCGTCTTCTCGAGGTTATTCAGGAGAACCGCAAGGCTATCTGCCCCGACCTTCGTATCGATGTCCAGATCGCCTTTGACAACCGTGAGAAGAAGATTGGAACAAAGCGCCAAGAGCTCCTTCAGTCTGCCAAGGGAAAGTACATCTCGTTCATCGACGACGACGACACTGTAACGGCTGCGTATTTCGAGGATGCACTTGCCACCATCAAGGGTGGGTTCCACTGCTGCCGTCTCCGTGGACAGATGAACCAGTACACCTTCACGCACAGCATCGAAAACACTCTAACTATGCCCATGTGCAGAGGGGACGAGTTTATCCGTCCTCCGAATCACCTGAACGTGATCATGACGGGTATTGCGAACTTGATATCCTTTCGCAATGCAACGCGTGGCGAAGATCTCGATTGGACGATTCGCCTTGCACAGTCAGGGTGGCTCAGAACGGAATACCAGTCAGAGCATAGTCGCATCCACTATATCTACAACCTTGGCAACCGCAGAGTGGATCCCAAGACGGCGGAGATGCAGCGCACGACCAATTACCAAACTATGTTGCAGATGGTGTGGAGAGAGGGTGGTGCCGGAGAGAGACAGATTCCATCGAGTCCCCGTGGAGGTGGGCTTCGTCTGGGTGTGAAGGGCTTTGTTTCTAAGTAAAGGGTAATGGGTGCGCTTGAGATTGTTGGAGGCGTCGTTGTTGTTGTCATCGTTGTCATCATTGTATGGAGAGTCTTGGCGTCCAGTGCGGAGAAGTCAGACGCCATTGATCTTGCTCCGGGCTCTCTGTCAGGGAAGCAGCCGCAGAGTGCAAAGATTGAAATTCCTCCATCATTCAACCAGCCGCAGGGGATCACCTTTACGTATACTGGCTGGATCCTCGTGAATGACTTCACCTACAACTACGGCAAGAAGCGGACTATCTTCTCCAAGGGAGACTGCCCTGGACTCTACCTGGACACGACCTCGAACTCCCTGCTGGTGGCGGTGAATACCTACGCCGATGCACCCGAGACGATTCTGATTGACAATATCCCCGCAGAGAAGTGGGTGCACTTTGCAATCGTTGTGGATCAGGATGCCGTGGACATCTACATCAATGGCATCATCCGTCAGCATCACACACTGTCCCAGCTCCCGAAGCAGAATGAGGAGGATGTCAGGGTTGGTGGATCGACATCGTCTGGATGGGATGGTGTCCTGTCCAACCTCCAGTATACTCCGCGGTCGTTGTCAGCAGGCGAAGTGGCTGCACTGACGACGAATGTTCCGAAGGATACTCTGCGTGGCACCCCGGCGGGACCGACCTACTTTGACTTGAGCTGGTACACAGGTAGAAGTTAAATCTTAGCACACTACAATGAGCGCAGGTGGTCAAAATAGCTCGTCGCTGACAGGTATCCAGGGGATGCGCATCCGTGACACTGCCGATGTTGTGGCGCAGATTCGTGTGCGTCAAATGTACCAGCAGTTCAACTCGAACGCCCCCACGGCCGTCCGTCCCCGTATTCCGAACGGATATGACTCGTACCTTCAGTATCTGCAAGGCATCAAGGAGGTCTCCTCCAACGTCAATGGATTCGCATCGTGCATCACGTGTGCCGGATTGACCTACAACGGCAATGTGCAGTCAGATCCTGCGAAGTTCGTGCTCACGTTCAGGAACGGGAACTTTCCTCCGGTTTAACGTCCTTGAGCTTCTTGATGGCTGCCTTGGCCTTCTTCTTCGAGGCCGCATCACTGGGATCATACGTGAAGAAATACTCCAGATACTCTGGCGACGACTTGTCCTTTCCAAGATCCGCATACAACTTCGCCTTGTTCTTCTTCATATCCGTCAATGTCTCTTGATCTCCAAGGCACTCCTTGGGAGTCAAGATCTCAAACCGCCGCGAAGGCTTCGAGTTTGCAAGATCCACCAGCCGCTGGGCAATGCACAGCACACTTGCAATGTTGGACTCGTCCGCCCCCGAATACATATAGGCGAAGAAGAACTGCAGCGTTGTGGGAATACTGGCCACACGGACGCCGTTCTTCATCTCATGGTAGCTGTGACAGGCAGTGGTCTCGTAGAATCGGAACATGGACTTCTTGCCTTCCTCGTCCATGACCATCGTGCGGCGAGGAAGAATGTCGTTCTCCTCGTGCACCACCACCTTCTGCCCCTTGGTCAGCGCCTCAATTGTCTCGCGTTCGGCCAGGAGACCGATCGGCGTCGTCCACTTCTTGCCAAGATGGATCTCAGCCGCGCTCACGCTGAGCAGCACAATCGGCTCGTTCTTCAGCATCTCAATCACACCCTTCTGCTGCTTGGCCGTCAGGGTATCGTGTGTCTGTCCCTCTTCCTTCTTGCACGTCACCGGATGAGCGGCATTCAGGAGTGTGAGGCGCTTGTAGACCTTCTCCCATCGAGACACGTCGCCGCGGGGACGACTGAGCTCCAGATACATGGACATGCGCAGGAAGTTCGGGGGCACGAAGTGAATTCCGTTGCGCACCTCCGCCTGTCCCCATAGGCGATCAAAGACCTCTGGAGTCAGACTGGTGATGTCCGCCACACCCGTGTAATCGGCAAAGACCTTGAAGGTTCCAAGGTGCATACCCGGCTTGACCTCCACCTCCTTGATTCCGTGCTTCACCAGCTGGTTTGCAATCATGACCGAGTGAGCTTGAGGCGTCTTACTGAAGAAGTCGTAGTCCGGCACCTCCACCTCCGGGTCGTAGAAGCGGTCCTTCTTGGGGAGGAGGGCGTTGATGGCGGTGCCGCCGTAGCAAAGCACGGGATGGGTCTTCAGAAAGGCCTCCACGACGCCAAGGCTCGTCTTGATAGCGGGGTCGGCGGCGGCTTCCCTGTTGTTTGCGTCTTCAAGATCTTCGACTATCTTGGCAAGCTCCTCCATTGAAAATGGATGGGACTTTGTTTTTATCTCCGGAAGCAGCAAGATGCCGCCCCGCACATACAATCTTCGTAATCGCAAGGTGCCCGTCGTGTGGGTGGACGACGACACACTCAAGACCAAGGCAGAGGAGGACGACTCCGACGACTCCGATTATGAGGAGAGTGAAGAGGAAGAGGAGGACGACGAAGAGGAGGAGGACGAAGACGAGAGCGAGGACGAGGAGGAGTCTGAAGAGGAAGAGGAAACCACCCTCAAGTTGCCCAAGGGTGCCAAGGTGTCTGTCAAGCTCCACATTCATCAGTTCGCCGGTGGTAAGGGTCCCCGTATCGATGTGGAGGAGGAGAGCGAGGACGAGTCTGAAGAGGAGGAAGAGGACTTCATCGCCCACCTCATGGACAAGTATGTAGGTCGCTCCAAGGGCATGGTTCCGAGTCGCAAGAGCCGAAAGGAGAAGGATCCCGAGTCGCCCGCATTGGCTCTGAATGACGAGGAGGAGGAGTACTTTGAGGATCTGTCCAAGTCCAAGCGCCGTAAGCTGAATGAGCAGATGAAGGGTCTTGCTAAGCTGGTGTCGGATGGCGATGTCCCCTACAAGTTCCGTGTACTTGCCCTCCCGATTCCCGATGCCCTCAAGGCGTCTGTCATCCGCAAGATTGATGTGCTGAACGAGATGGACTCGGATGGCGGCGAGGTGCACAAGCTCAAGACGTGGGTCGACGGCTTCCTGCGGATCCCGTTCGGCAATATCGTGCCGCTGCCGGTCAAGTTCGCCGAGGATCGGACAGGATGCTCCAAGTTCCTGGCAGACACGCAGGTCACAATGGACAAGGCAGTCTACGGCATGGATGCTGCCAAGGCACAGATCATGCAGATTGTCGCCCAGTGGATTGCCAATCCCTCCTCGGTCGGCAATGTGATCGCCCTCAAGGGTCCGATGGGTGTGGGCAAGACGTCCTTTGCTCGGCATGGCGTGGCAGAGGTGCTCAAGCGGCCGTTTGAGTTCTTCTCGCTGGGCGGCGCATCCGACTCGGCGAACTTTGTGGGTCATTCCTACACCTACGAGGGTGCCACCTGGGGTCGCATCGCCGATGCTGTCATGTCGGCTCGGTGCATGAACCCGGTGATCTACTTTGACGAGCTGGACAAGGTCTCTACGACGGCACACGGCGAAGAGATCGTCTCCATGCTGATCCACTTGACGGACAGGTCGCAGAACTCGCACTTCCACGACCGCTACTTTGCGGGAGTTGACTTTGATCTGAGTCAGTGTCTGTTTGTGTTCTCGTTCAACGACGAGACCAAGATCCACCCGATTCTGAAGGACCGTATGCAGGTCATCACCTGCTCGGGATACACGTGCGACGATAAGAAGTCCATCGTGAAGCAGTATGTGTGGCCCCAGGTGCTGGAGCGCATCAACATGAAGGACGATCTGACCATCACGGACGAGGCGATCAAGTTCATGATCTCGGAGTACTCGCACGAGGAGGAGGGTGTCCGTGTCCTGATCCGGGCTGTGGAGACGCTCGTGACTCGTATCAATCTCCTGCGCATTGCAGACGAGAAGACGGCCAAGACCTACCCGTTCTACAAGGCAGTCAAGCTCCCGATGAACATCACGCCCGATGATGTCAGGGGAATCCTGGTGGAGCAGAAGCAGATCAATGAGTCGTGGCGTCAGCTCTATGCATAAAGACGCCCACGTTCACTGGACTAGAATCCATGTAAACGCAGACACGGGAATGGCAAACTCGGATACATCCGTCTCATTGATCCCTGCATAGCAGAAGAGTGTCAAGTCCGCATAGCGCATGGACAAGCAGTATTCAATACCAACTGACGCAAAGACAAACGGCAGCGTCATGCGCACCGGCACCAGATCGTCTGACAACTCCACAAGTGCATGATAGTACTTGCGAGTCTCCTCGCAGTCGACAAAGTGAATCAGCGTCCACCAGGTGTCCCGCACTCGGATCGGGGGCGCAGACCCACGGAACAGAGAGAACATGGGCGGGGTCTTGATCGTCTTCACAATCTCCCCAGACGTATTCACGAGCGTAAAGGGGTGCCAGTCGTAGATCATGGTGTCCGTCCGTGCAATCGGAAGCCAATTCTTTTCACATGTGCGCTTCGTGGGAGACGGAAGAACCTTGCACTCCGAATACGTTCCAGAGGGCGAATAGCGTCCGTGCAGAATACGAACAGCATCCTGCTCGTAGTTGTGAACCGTCGCCGTGAAGGCAAAATTCCCGTCCTTGTTCGCAACCACCCGAACGTCCTCCAGTCCACGAATGTGATGGGGGATCGTAGGCAGCGCCACCGTCTCTTCGTCCATTGTCGACACGATCTGCCGAGTCCACAGATTGACACACGCATTCTCGCAGAGCGAGACACCTCCTGGGGTTGTGAAGGCGCCATTGACAACCGTATAGTTCACGTAGCGAACATTGGCAAGTGGATAGACCAGAAGGGACACGGCAGACGGCTTGAAGTCGCCGCCAAAGGGATTCGGAAGACGAAGGGGAGTCCTCGTGGATCGTATCGGGGCAACGTAGAACTTCAGGTTGGACACGACACTCTGCTGAAAGTAGGGCTGCTTCATCAGGAAGCGCACCGATGACTTCAGTCCATCTGACCGATCCGACTTGACGTAATAGTCCAGGACCGATTGCTCGTAGTCAAACAGCCCATTGTAGACGTCGGTCTCAATGAACAAGCTATCGCCGGGCAGCGGGATTGCCTTCCCCAACATGAGGTAGTGATACGCCTTGTAGTGGTCTCCACGTTCACGGAGATACTTCACGAGAACATACAGTGCCTCTGCGCGGTTGGGGTAGTAGTCGTAGCCTCGCTGAACCCATTCTTCGAACAAGTATGGCTGCTTCAGAGCCTCGTACGACTTGGCGATCATATAGTGCGAATACCACACCTCCTCATACCACCCACCTGCTGCGATACGTCGCTTGTAGTACTCAATTGCCTTCTCCAGGTTGCCCATCGAGTGATGTGTCTGTGCAATGTAAAAGAGATAGCGTGGATTGTTCGGGGTTGCTTGTAGACCTGCCTCCAGAAGCGCAAGATCGCGAGGAAACTTGTCCGTCTTGCATCCGCCGTCGTTTCGGTCGTCAATGTAGCATACAGACTTGGGGATCCCTATACACGCTCCATTCCAATACTCGTGTGTGACGCCCATACAGACCCAATCGTGATCCATACGGATCAAGCGTGTATTGGGATACTCCATCCCCCCCGCCGTCTGTATCACCGTGTACCCAAGCTCACCAAGTGTCTGCTCCTTGAGTGCGCCGGGAACAAAGAGCATGTCGGCGTCCAACAGCAGACCATACGAGTCCTTGAGATCCCACCCCATTGCCTTACAGTAGCCCCGTGCATTCTGAAAGCTGAGAGTACGATTATGGCCAAAATTCTCCCACGTATTCACCTCGAGGCAACCGTCGTGGGTTGTCAAGAACTCCAGTGCAATGTCAGTTGTCATGTCCGTGGAGCCCGTGTCCGTAATCACGTAGGCATCCACGAGGCCCTCCACGGCGCTGAGGCATCGGCGCAGGATCTTTTCTTCATTCTTGACCATCAGGATCAGGACGAAGCGTGGCATCTGCGTCCGTATTGACGTTCCTCTAGTCGCTGCGTCTAAGTAAATGACCACGGACTTTGTCAAGCAGTCGCTCCGTGAGAACCTGAGTCGTGTATTGATTCCTCATGTTGCCGATGGTCTCTGGTCGATCTACGACAATGCCAAGACGGCTTGTCTTCGCAACAAGCAGCCGGGTGAGACCCTGAAGACGTTCCAGAACCTGTTGACCCGTGTCCCGCAGTGGACGGACACTATCCTGTCCGCTGAGGTGTCCCGTATCGAGAAGGCGTCCAAGTGCGAGTACATGGACGATCTTCTGCTGGGTGTGTTTGTCAGCTACATCCGTGCGTTTGCATCCCTCCAGCAGTCCGAGGAGACGCACGTGAATATCGAGTTTGATCGGCCGTCTCTGTCCGTCTTCGTGTTCACGCTTTACAAGGCAGCTGCCCGCAAGTGCTGGTCCAACGCCTACCTGTTCAAGACGATTGACGTGTCAAGCGAGCAGCAGTCGCGCAATCGCCGCGACATTGAGACAATGATCAGTGGAACTCTGGACGAGGTCATTGACAGCTTCATTCCATGGAAGGATATCAGCAAGGCCTATTTCCAGACAAAGGCGCCCGCCGCCCCAACCCGGGCTGTGGCAGAGATCCCCACTGCCCCGGAGGTGATTCCGCCTCCGAAACCTGCACTGAGCTTTGGCGAGTCGGAGACGGTGGAGTTTGAGACAGACAATGAGGATGAGGATGAGGAGCGCCCCCGCCTCACGATGGGCGAGGACGTCAAGCTCGAGCTCTCGGACGACGAAGAGGAACCTGCCGCCAAGCCCGCTGGAGTTGTGAAGCTGGACCTCTAGGGTGCGGCGCCGCGTCGCGAAGCTCCTATGGTGCGTCTAACTACCTCTAAACCAATCCACCTTGAAAATCAAATGTCGGACTATCAGACGCTCGGCATGGTTGTGGGTGCTGTCATGATTGTTGCTGCATTGCTGTATGTGCTGGATCGCCGTGCTAAGACGCAGCCGGTCGATTACACGGATCTGGGCAAGATCACGGTTGGATCGGGAGTACTTGCGTCCGGCGTCCTGTATTCGCTCGGCACCGAGACTGTCGCTGACGTTGCGGAGACTGTCACGACCGCTGCTCAGGACATGTTCGTGGGTAAGCCGGAGTTTTAATCCGTACTAAGGATAGAATGGATACACTGCAAGATTCAGTGGATACATCTGTAACTCTGAAGCTATTTAGAACAAAGAAGTCCTCCATGTATTACCATATCTTTCATAGCAAATACGTGAGGTTCCCGTTGTCGAAGCTAAAGACCCTAGATAACTTTGATACAAGTCGTCTTTCGAGCAATCCATACCCCAAAGAAAACCGTCCTAGAGGGCAAGCAGATTTGGATTCAGTTGCACATCATAGGCAAACGATACGGCAACAAGGGGATACAGAGCCCATATGGATCGTATTGAAAAAGGAGACCTATACGTTGCTGGATGGTGCTCATCGCATTGTTGCAGCCTATTTAGAACGCAAACGAACGATTCCGGCATATGTAGTTCATGCAGATGAACAGCACTAGCCGGAGTTTAGACTCGCTTCCAGACGTAGTGTGTGCCATACCATAGGTTCGTAAGTCCGTGATCCTTGAGGTTCTTTGCAATTCGTCCATAATCACACTTGTCCTCGCAGTCCGTTTCGTACAGGACGGTATTCAGCTGGTCATATAGCCACGGATTCTCACCGAGAAACTGACCAAGAAACCCTTCGCAATCAGCAACGAGAGTCGTGAACTTCAGCCCATACATCTCTTGAACCTCTTCAAGTGTATAGGAACGAACCGTCGTCGGACCCGTAGTTGGCACGGATGTTGTGCCGTATCCCTGGTAGTGATCAAGTCCATCTAGCTTCACTGGAACGCGAGAGATAGCACCCTTCAAGATATGAAACTGACAGCCGTTCAGGGTTCTGTTCTTCTCAAGGCAGTCCCAGATGCGACTGTCGGGATCCACTGCCACGTGATTCAGCGGATTGACCAACTTCCGGTTGATGACAACAGACACGCTGCCATACCTTGCCCCGAGCTCGAGGACGACATCATTTGGCTCTACGAACAAGTTTGCATGTACCTGTTCACGTGCCTCGCATCGCTCCGTGTCCACTCGCTCACCTCGTTCATTGTAGATCTCCATGTAATCACATAGTGAACACCATCTAAGCCCATGCAATCTCAAGATGCCGTGTGAACCACCGTCCCCAGACCTTACATCCTGGGAACTCCTTCTTCAGCCTCTCCTTCACAATGGGAATAGACATGGACTCTGGAACCTCCACGCTATGCGACTTGTCTCCAAACCTGGCACCCCGCTGTGCATTCAGGACGACATCCTCTACAAATGCATCCAATGAGCACAGTCCACGGAGTTCGATTGCGCTCGGCATTGTTTTCATATGTCTACGTAATCGTAAATGGGCTGCCCGTATGCAAACGCTCTTGGCGAACCTGGGAAAGGCATCCATGCAGCGAGAATCTTTGGATTCGCGTGGAATGACACCTGGATGACGGTTGTTGCCGCGTTGCTCACGTCCTTTCTCTTCAATATCGTGTGGTGGAAGTCGCTGATTGCGTGGTTCGTGACGGGTGAGGTGCTGCACTATCTCTTTGGTGTGAACTCAACGTTCATCAAGCTACTAGGCCTCGATAACCAGTGCGTCGCCTAGCTGAGCCGCTGATGGGGTTGCACGATACTGGGTCATGCGCCCAATCTCCTTCTTCGGCACCGCCGAATCCCCGCAGTACCGCACAATCGCCTTGTACAGATCAAATCCGTGGTAGCGATCGTGGTTGTCCATCTTCTTGCGGAACATCACAGACGACCCATCCGTCTGCTTCATCCACTGCAGGAAGAGGTGGAAAAGCTGATGACTATAGTCGTGCTTCGGTCCCTTGGGAAACATATCCCAGAAGACCGACGTAGCAAACCGAACCAGATCAAACGACGACGACGCTGCAATGTGCGGGTGCTTATTGCAATAGAAGGGATCCACGTTGTACTGTCCACCGGCCTCTTCGTCCTTGTGAAACTGGCTGCTCATGAATGTCTTCGGATCCTTCAGTCCCGTCAGGCGCAGACTCACGATCGCCCGATCAAAGTCAATGATTTTGATAAGGTAGCCGAACGTCGGCACCTTATAGGCAATCCCTGCATGGAGGTAGAAGCAGTGTGTCTGGTTGGTCTTGACATACATGACGTTATTGCCGTGGAGGTCGTTGTGCGTGAATCCGAATGTCCGCTGGGCATACGCGAGAGCAAAGACCATCTGCGCGACCCACGCCACGTGCTTTTCTTCTTCGGGATGTTCCTTGACCAGGTCGTAAAAGGTTCCCTCACAGACCTCCATGATGGTCGTGACCACCGGTACGTCCGTAAAGGTCGCCCATGCAAATGGTTCCGGTTCTTCCTCTTCACCCTCCTCATCGTCCGTGTCATCCGAACATGCACACGACTCAATCTCAAACACATCATCGTCGTCCGACTCGTCGTCCTCCATCTCCGGAGATCCCGACGAGCCACCCATATCATACGCCTCTGCCTCCAGCTGCTCCGGAGCATCCACGTGCTCTGCCTCCACCTCCACCACCTCTCCAAGCTCCACCTCCTCTGCCATGTCCACCGCCACACGGGCACGACGAGTATGGCTGAACTCGGCATCATGACCAGCCGTCCGCAGCTTCAGCTCAAAGGTCTTACCAATGCGATCTGCAAACCATCCCTTCTCCGTCAGCTCCTCATAGTCATCCGAGATGTCAATCGTATGCGTACCGGCAATGCCCGCATAGACTCCATACACCTTGGGGAAGTGCTCACATCCAGACTCTGACAGGGCAATGGACGTCATGGCGCCCACATAGGCAGCCGTGTGAGGGCTCTGCATCTTCTCATGCATGTCAGCTGCCACATCGGTGCGCTTGGGGACACCAAAGGACCCATAGTCTCCACGCATCGTCTTGAACGGCGACAGAATCATGGTCGTCTTGCGGTGGATGGGAACAGTCTGTCCCAGGACCTTTGCATGGGTTGCATCCACAACTGCCTCTACAGGACACTCCAGCTTGACTCCATAGTCATGCAGTCCCGCCACATTCTCTGTCTTGAAGAGCTTCTCCAAACACGGAAAGAAGGGCTGCATGGACTTCATGGACCACTGGGTGCCATCCAGCTTCGGCACACGATGGATCTTCATCTGCACCGAAGTCGTTCTCAGATCCTTTCCCATTATGAAGAGCCTCGGTGATGAATGATGAAAAATAAACGACGAGGAGAACAAGATGAACTTTCAGCTCAGGAAGTTCAACATGGACATGATCAAGGACAGATGTGGAATGGACTCCCGCAAGAGTCCCATGATCGTCATCATTGGCAAGAAGGACACAGGTAAGTCGTTCTTGGCGCGTGATCTGTTGTATAACGTCCAGGAGTGCTTCCCTGCGGGGATGGTCATCTCGCCCACAGAGGTCGTTAACGAGTACTTTCAAGCGTTCGTTCCCTCCAAGCTCATTCACGACAAGTATGAGGCGTCCAAGGTACAGGCATTCATCAAGCGGCAGTTTGCAGCCAAGCAGAGGTTCCTCAAGTCCAAGGCGTCTGGCACTCCGTTTGATCCTCGTGCCTTTCTGATTCTGGACGACTGCCTCTACGCCGCCAAGGAGTGGATCAACGAAGAGTCCACTCGCTTCGTCTTCATGAACGGACGCCACCTTGATATGATGACCATCATCACCATGCAGTACCCGCTGGGTATCACGCCCAACCTGCGTACCAACGTGGACTTTGTCTTCATTCTCCGTGAGAATATCCTAGGTAATCGTCGTAGGATTTACGAGAATTACGCAGGTATGTTTCCTACATTTGAGATGTTCTGCGACTTCATGGACCAGTGCACAGAGAACTACGAGGGCCTAGTCATTTGCAACAACGTGGCCTCCAACAAGCTAGAGGATCAGGTGTTCTGGTACAAGGCATCGGAGCATCCGCCGTTTAGGCTGTGCGATGCGTCCCTGTGGAACGACAATCGTCCGTTCCAGTCCGCTATGCTCGCCGCCGATGAGTATAACGCCGCCTCTCTGCGGAAGAAGAACGCCCCGCCCTCCGTCTGGGTAAAGAAGAGCGACTAGCACGGCGCCCGTCTTCCCGTCAATAAAAGATCCACTCTACACAATGGCGGGTCTTCTCGGTGCAGCCGGTGCAGCAGGATTCGAACTCGGGCGAATATTGGTTGGAGGAGCCGCCTACCTTGCTGCGGGTGTAGCTGTTCGGGTTGCTATAGATGAGCTGGACCCCAATGTACCCCGTGGTCAGATTGTGCAACGCTTTGGTCAACGCTATGGAAACGCAGCACTCTTTTGCGGACGAATAGTGGTAGGTGCATCAGGACTCGCTCTGCGACGTATTCAAGATGTTGGTGCCGTGCTGTGGTCCTACGGAGCGCGCGTAGACGATGAGAATGAATTTCGCCGTAGGCGGGAACGCATAACTAGGGAGACCGAGCCGGGCTTGGTGCTTGATATCCAGCGAATGCATCGTGCAAATGAGCAGCTCTTCGACGCTCGCATGTCAGCACGAGAACGCTACCTCTTGGGAAGGATAGGTCTGCGTCCGCCGCTCCCTCCGGATGAGATGCATCTGATAGACCTTGATTATGCAGATGCAGATAACCCTGTAGCCATTGCAATATACCGGGCCAGACCGGGGAACCCTGATTGGGCTGCCATCCACGCCGTTCGTCCACCCGATCGCGAGGACTGGTGGGTAGTCGCCCGACGCGCCCCACAACCTGTCGCCCCTCCTCCTCCGGCCTATATCCGTCGCCCCGGCCCACCCGTGGCACCTGCGGCACCTGCGGCACGTGCGGCCTATGTACGTCGCCCCGGCTCACCTGTGGCACCTGCAGCCTATGTCCGTCGCCCCGACCCACCCGTGGCACCTGTGGCACCTGTGGTTCCCGTGGCACCTGTGGTTCCCGTGGCACCTGTGGTTCCCGTGGCACCTGTGGTTCCCGTGGCACCTGTGGTTCCCGTGGCACCTGTGGTTCCCGTGGCACC